AGGTGGGACGGGTCAATCATCGCCCTCCAGTTCACTGAGCCGTCCACATTGAATTCATACTCCGCGTTCTGTAGTAACCCATGTTCGTCTCTTATGTAAATGTCCGGCCCGTAATCTTTAGTCTTTTTTGTCTTTGTCATTTTTGTATATTTTAAAGTAATCTATTTCCTGGTAAAAGCTTCTATTGTCTATGATTTTCTGCAGGAATGTTGTATTGCACTGTTTTTCAAGTTCAAGATCCATCGCTGCTTTGCTTGGGTAGATTTTGTCACCCCTGATAATGTTGAGACTGGATTCATAGTATGTATAATTATGACATAGATTGTCTGGATTGTCAAGGTCTTTTTTCGACAGCTCTTGATCTTTGTAAATATTTTGGTGAAAGAATTTTAACCTAATTGAAGAAATGTCTTCTCCTATATATAATAGTTTTAATTTAACTCCTGTTGATATGATTTTGTTTATATAGTCTTCTGGTGTTTCGTCTGATATAAATAAATATATTATTTTTATGTTGTTTTTATTTTCTTCTATTAGTTTAAGCTCTATCTCTTTATTTAAGTAGATTGCGCATTTGTGTTTCCTTACCCAGTACTCTGTCATATATGGATTGTCTGTATAGTCCGCCCTTATATTTATCATACTTCCTTCCTTGATTTGTATTGTCTTTGGGGGTTCTGAATCTGGGACTATATCTATTATTTGTGTGTGAAAGTTGCTACCTATGTGGATTGGCTTATTTTCGCTTAGGTTGTTGTCTATGTTTAATAACCTAAGGCATTCGCTTGCGACATGATCTGGAAAGATTTCGTCAACCCTCTTGGTTACTTCTTTTGTCGCGAAGGAAGGCTTTCTCGAGGAATAGTCTGGGGAGATTAGGGATTGTGTGTTTTTATCCCCCCAGTAGGGGCTACATGTATTCGTTATTACGGGCCCGTAGAGAGCTACTACTGGGGTCTCGTAAAACGCCGAGACGTGGGTCGAGAACGAGTCGTTGCCTAGGTGGAGCATGGAGTTTTTTAGGACAAAAAAGGATTGCCTTAGTGACGTTTCTCCTAATAGGCTCTCTGCCCCCTTTATGCTCTCGTCTTTCTTTTCCCCTATCTGGAGTATTTTGATTCCTTGCTCTTTTAATTTCGGTTTAATTAATTTAATAACGTTTTCGAAATAAGAATAATTTTTCGAATCCATTCCGGAGCCCCCATGTATTGTTATATATTTATCGTGTTCTATTGGATAGAATAGAGGTTCAATATGGGGAGTTCCTATTTTGCATCCTGCCGCCAGAGCGTAGTTTTCTATTAGGTGCATAAGTCTAGGGATATTTTGTCTTTGCCGTTTCTTGTATAGTTTAATACTCTCTGGTTATTTATGTGGAGAAGTATTGCTACTTCAAAAAAACCTTCCTCATCCGGCCGGTCTGTTCTTCCGCTAAAGCCTTCTAGTGTTAGTGCGTCGTGGCACTCTGGAGTCATTGGGAGAACCTTATGTATATAGGGGTTTCCTTCTAGTATCTCGTGGTATATTTCTTGACATATGAAATACAGATTGTAGTCCTCGTATGTTTTTTTAATGTCTGCCAGTAGGCTTGTTGCCATAAATATATCTCCTATGCTTTTTGGTAGCACTATTGCTATTCTTTTTCCTTTGTCGGAGTCGTCTAGGAAATCTGCTATTGTTTTTTCCTTTTTCTTTGAGGACTGTATTTGTCTTTCCGCATTCTTTTTTAGTGCTGCAAATATTTTTTCTCTTGAGGTTCCTGCTCTGATTTTTTTTAGCAAAAACTCAAATACCTCTGAATGGGTTTTTAGTTTTACTCTCAAAAGGTTCTTGTATGTTTTTGTTATAAACTCCTCGTCCGTTTCTGCCTCTGGGATTATGCAATTGGGGTTTGCTTTTAGTTTATCCTTGTTGAGCATACCCTTGTCACTCTTAGGCATGTCATCAATTATTTTCATTAATTTGTTTGCCGAAGCTTCTATCGAATAGTTTTTAACTACGAAATCTCTTGCTTTTTTTCCCATCCTTAGCTTTTTTGCGTTATTCATTTTGAGGGATTTTGTTAGTTTGCTACATATACTGTGGGGACAAGTGCTTGCTTTTACGAACTGCGTTCCGGGCTCTCTGTATTCTGCCCAAGATAGAGGCATGCCTCCTGAGTCTTCTGAGGAACAATCTTGTCCACAGCTGTAGTCCGTAACTAGTGTTATTAATTCGCATAACTTAGCCTCTTGAATGGGTAGTTCTTGACCTCCTGAAGTAAAGGGGTGGCAGTATACGTCCATGAGGTTATATATTTCGTTTAGCTGGCTTTCGCTTGGCCCTTCGTGCACGCTTGATGTGTTTAGCCCCTGCTTGCTACCGCAGTGGGGGCAGCATTGCTTTTCTCCTCCCTTTTTATTGTCTGCGGCAAAGGGTTGTATTTTGTATTTTTTACATTTCGAGCAAAAATATGTAGTTAAAACATTCTTGTTTTCTATGCCCTTCTCTTTGATTAATTTGGGAATATCCCAGCCCTCTTGCCAGTTAGTGTGAAGTAATAGTTTTGCTGAGGTTTTGCTGTTTTCTTTTTTGAACTTGGCAAATCCGTCTAATAGGTTTGGGACACTTTTCCTTAGCTGGTTCCTAAATACAAATCCTATTATGTAGTCATCTTCTTCTATGTTGCTGTTATTTCTTATTTTTTTTCTCTGTTCGTCTTTTAATTTAAAAAAGTTTGAGTCATCTATCGGTCCATGTATACATTGGGCGTTCCCTACTCCTTGAGATGCTAGCTCTTTTTGGGCGAAATTTGACCAGGTTAGGAACTTGTCCGTGTTCCTTGCTGTAGAAGCTGTCGTATCTAGTATTGGAGTCGAGTCTAGAGTTATCCAAAGTATGGTATTTATGTGCGACCACCAAGGCCTTTCGCAGAACCCGTTAAACGCCCATATATCCTCCGAGCCAATATATATATCTGGTTTTTCTTTAAAAATTATTTCATCTATCCTGAAGTGCCCATATCCCGCTTTGCTTTTAGTTGAGTTGTTTGTATCGCACTCTTTTTCAATAGCAGGGTCGTTAGGAAAGCTCCCTATACATTTCCATGGAAAAAGCTGCAGAGCTGGAGACTCCTCCTTTACTCCGTTCGCCACCTCTATTATCTCATACTTTCCTGTTGAAAAGAGATGGGTTAATATATTCTTGGCATTTTTCCCGAATCCCGTAAAGACTCTTGAGCAGTTACTGTGGAATAGGATTTTTTTTTTAGCCATTAGAAGGGAGCCTCGTTAGTCGACTTTGGTTGCGACCTGGCTTCCTCTGGTTGTTTTTTTTTGTTAGCAGAAAATGTAAACAGCTCATCGAAGTACCTTGCAAAAAGCATTTTTAAGGCTTCGACTTCTCCAGGTTCCATCGGAAGCCTGAATGTCTGGCTCCCGTTTCTGGTTAGCACAAGTCCGAATGCTGGAACAATTTGGCTTCCGTCTTTTGTTTTTTGGGATTTATCCCACGGAGTTAGCTTTATTGAGGTAGAGTTCTCGTCAAAGGTATGGTAGGTGCTATACTCGTATCTATTGTTGAATGCTGATATTATTGCCCCTATCTCAAACTCGTTGAATTTTACGTTAATATTCTTCTCCGCATCTTCTCTGTTTTTTGAGAAATTTGCGGTTTTTGTTCCCGAATTCCAACTGTGCTGTTGTATTGCGCTGCAATAAATAGAAGGAACGCCTTTCGTTCCTGGCCCCACGCTGAAGCTGAACGCACATCCGCTGTTTTTACTATTGGGTTTGTATAGACTGAGATTCATATTTTGTTGTCCTTATTAGGAAATTCATCCTTTTTTTGTTTTTCGACTTCTTCGTTTCGGCTGTTTTTAGTCCTGAGCTTTCAATCGACATTGATAAAATTTCCTTGACAGGAGGGGTCTTTGCTGTTGGGTCAATTGCCCATAGAACATTATTTTCTTTTGCCCAGTTTTTTATTCTCCTAATGGGGATCATTAAATTAAAACCTTCTCCCGCTCCCCTTGCTATCATTCCTACATAGCGTCCGTCTTCTAGATAAACACCTCCGCCTGAAGACCCTGGGAAAGCCGTAACCGTAGTCTGATCGAATTCAACCTTGTCCTCTACTCTTCCTATTTGGGAAATGATACCTGTAGTCATACTATTCGCTCCCATCTGTCCTAATAGGGATCCGACGTGAAATAATCTGGTGCCAATTGGGATTATTGAATCCTCTTTACTTAGATAAAATTTTGCACTAGCCTTGCTGTAGTCCCTTGCTCTAACCATAAGGAGTGCCAGGTCGTGTCCGTGTTCGTAGTCACTATACTTGATTACTTTTGCGTCCATTTTAATTTCGCCGACCCTTCTCCCTCCCTCTACTAACTCTTTTATTATCTGGGGGTCGTCAAATTCCACAATCTTCACTGATCCTCCTTTTTCGTTTACTACGTTTCTGATATTTCTGAGATTATCTATCACGTGCGCGCAGGTCCAAACAAAGGCTACCTGCTCGGCACCTATCTTTCTGTTAATTAGTACCCCTGACCCCTCTGACTTACTGTTTTCTGATTCGGATTTAATCGTTACGGAAACATCCTGAAGGAACTGTGCCACGTCCTTCTTGTTTGGGAGGGCTCTAGCTTGCGAGTAGCACAGGCTCGCTGACAGTAGTACTGCTATTGTCGATATAATTATATGCTTCATATATATGATATAATACATGAAAAATACCCTAAAGTCAAGTTTTTTATTGGCAGCTTTCGCACTCTCCTCCATTGCTCATTGCTTCTATACTGCAGGCTTCGGTTTTCGCTTCTTCTGAGGTTGATTTTTCAACTTTAGTTGCAGCCTTGTTTCTTAAATAGTAAGTTGTTTTTAATCCCGCTTCCCAGCAGGCCATGTATATATCGTTGAGGTATTTGAGCGAAGTGCCGCTGTTGTAAAGGTTGAAGCTTATTGACTGGTCCATCCATTTTTGCCTAGCTGCGTTTGCTTCTATTAGCTTAAACATATCCCTGTTGAATACTGTTTTATATTTGTCTTTTATTTCATTTGGAATTTCGCCGTTTAATAAGGATAAGTCTCCGTCTGCCTTTTTGACTAAATCTGCCGTAGTCGGGTTCCATAGGTTTAGCTTCTTCATATCGTTGACAAAGTGTTCGTTGATTATATAGAAGTTTCCGGACTTATTTTCGTAAACAAACAGCGTGGAGAAATTTGGCTCGATACTTTGCTCTACCCCATTTATGTATCCAATTGTCGCCGTCGGAGCTATGGCCATAACATTAGAGTTTCTCATTCCGTATTTTTTAACATGAGATCTTACTTCGTTCCATTCCTGTAGTTTTTCGTTGGCATTGTCTTTTTTTCTGTAATCCATTAGGTTGTTGTGGCTGTCTATTGGTAGAACGTTTTGGTCCCATAGTGACCCTGAATAACTGCTATATGCTCCCCTCTCTGCCGCTAGCTTGGAGCTTGACAGTATTGCATTCTTGCTGTAGGATTCGAAAAGTCTGTCACTGAACTCAATTCCTTCCTTTGAATCGATAACTATATTCATTTTATGCAGTAAATCGTGCAGTCCCATCATTCCTAACCCGACGGGTCTGTGTTTTAGGTTTGAGTTTGAGGCTTCTTTCGTCGGGTAGAAGTTTAGGTCTATCACATTGTCTAGCATTCTGACTGCAGTCTCTGTCGTTTCTGCGAGCTTTGTCCAGTTGATGTCGTAGCAAAGTTTTCCTTCTGCGTTTGTGTGTTCTCTTATGTGTCTGGCTAGATTGATCGATCCTAGGTTACATACCGCCGTCTCCCCTGTTTCTGTTTTTTCCCCTTTATCATAAGAGGAGGCTTTTGTATGAAGTGTTATTTCTGTGCATAAATTAGAACTATGTACCACCCCTTTATGCTGATTTGTATATCTAATATTGCAGGGGTCTTTGAAGGTGTTCCATGGGTGAGACGTCTCAAAGAGAACTTTTAGCATTTTTTTCCACAAATCCTTAGCCGGCATTTTCCTCCAATTTTTAACGCTGCCTTCTTCTGCTTTTTTGCATAAGTTTTTGTACGAACTGTCAAACTCTTCTCCGAAAAGGTCGTGCAATCCGACTTCTGACGGGTCAAACATATACCAGTCCTCTTCGCTTTGGACTCTTCTCATGAACTCGTCGGGGATCCATGCAGCAGTATTCATGTCGTGACACCTTAGCCTTTCGTCCCCCGTATTCCTTCGTAGATTTAAGAAGTCTTCGAAGTCTAAGTGCCAGGGCTCTAGATAAGCGCAGCCTGCCCCTGGCCTTTTGCCCCCTTGGTTGACTGCGATCAATAGATCATTGTAAATTTTTAGCCACGGCACAAGCCCGCTTGAGATTCCGTTCGTACCCCGAATGTGAGAGCCTGCTGCCCTAAAGGGAGTTACATCTAACCCTAGACCTCCTGCATACTTTGATTTTCTTGCCTCCTGCCATGCTCCGTCAAATATTCCATCGATGCTATCCTCAAAGGTATTTAGATAGCAGGAGCTTAATTGGGACCTTACGGACCCGCTGTTAAATAAAGTTGGCGTAGACGGTGTGTATAAAAATTGAGACATTAAGTTATAGAACTCTATTGCCTTCTCGTTTTTATCCTCCTCGTTTATTGACAACCCCATAGCCACCCTCATCCAGAATCCCTGAGGGGATTCCATGATTTTATTCTCTGCTCTAATGAAATATCTATCGTGTAAGGTCTTAATCCCTAGGTATTTAAAGTCGTTATCTCTTGATAACACAAGGGCTTCCGAAAGTCTCTTCAGGTCAAACTCTAGCATTTTTTCGCTTAACCTTTCGTCTTTTGTTAATATCTTAATATTCTGAACAAAGCACTTCCTGTACTGAAGCTCTAGGATATCTGAGTCCGCTCCCTCTTTGAACACTTCTTTGTATAGGCAGTTTAGGAGTATTCTTGCTGCCGCAAAAGAGTAATTGGGCTCTTTGTATATTTTGTCTCTTGCCGAGAATATGAGAGCTTGGTCTATTTCCGCTGTAGTTATCTTACTGAAAAGCTGTAGCTGTGCATCTAGTATTATTTCGCTGGCAGACACCCCGCTTATCCCTTCGCAGGCCCTTTCGGCGCAAGTATTAATCTTGTCTACATTAAAGTCTTCTAGTCGTCCGTTTCGTTTTTTAACTTGCATTTGATTTATTCTTTATAAATTGTACCATAGTAGAACATTAATTACAACTAAAAAGAGAAAATGTTGATAACTATTTTAGATATTTTTTATATCTTGCAGCCACCCAGTCTCTTGCGTGGTTAGTTTGTCGTACTTTCTGTAACTGCATGTCCATATAGAATCCTTCATTGAGTTTATTGGTACTATTTCAAAATTTTCCTTCATGATCTGTTTTGACTTATAGTCTTTGATTTCGACCCCCCTGCTTCTTAGTATTGATTTACATATTAGCTGTTCGGGGAAGGTGTATTCTTTTATTCTCTTATTGCAGCATTCTTTGGTAGATTTTTCGAAAGCGCTAATCATGGCGCACTTTGGGCCTCCGATTATATGGTCTGAAATATGGAACTTTTCCTCCCTGTCTGCCCTGAAGAATATATCGCTCGTGTGGAACTTTATTCCGCCTGCTTTATGCTGATCCTCTATCATTCTTTTGTAGAAAATTTCTAGCCCTGGGTAAATTTCATCCGACCTAACCTTGATGCATAGGTTGCCTGTAGCCTTCCTTAGCCCTTTTAGTGTTGTATGGTTTTGTAATATCCACGGACTCGCTCCTCTTGATCCTTTTTTATCTATAAACGGGGGAAGCTCTCCTCTTTTGCTTTTTACTAAGGTTATACTTTTGCTGTTTTTTATATTTTTGATAATTCCTTCGTCATCCCCTTCCCAATAGGATATGATTACATTACCTAATAAATTATTGTTGTATTCCTGGTAGTGCTGTTTTTTCTCTACTAGTTTTAGGTAATACTTTATTGACTCGTTTATTCTTTTATTTAAGGGGCCTTGTATTATAACGCTCAAGGATTCCTCTAACCCCTTCATTTTCGGAAGTAGTCTTTTTAGGAATTTTAAATATTGATGACTGTCCATTATTATTATATTAATATATCTGCGCAAACTCCGTAGCAGTCTTGGAATTTTGTATATTTTGCGTTATCCGTTATTACTACGGATTTTTCGCAAACCTTGCAGTGCGGAAAAGTCCAAATGAATCCTTGCGAGGTTAGTGCGTAGGCGTCGCTTTCGTGCCAGAATACATTAAGTTCTGGGAGGTCTGATAAAAATGACAATGCGTAGATGTTTTTGCAATGCAGCCATAATTGCCCATGGAATCTCATTAAAAAGTCCATGTCTATTTCGTGTTGAGGGCTATCGTGCCCAAGGTAGAGGCCGTCTTGGTACCAGACATCCGCTTCAGCCCCGAACCCCGCCCTTATGGCTTCTTCTATGTGTTCCGGCTTGTTTTCCTGAGCTTTATTTATTCCCTTGTAATTGCCTCTGTGTGCTATTAGTTTCATGTTTGTTTATGAAGTATGCGAGGTCTTCGGGCGTTCCTAATCCCCACATTGATTCCTCTTTCACGCTGAAAATTTTATATTTTCCTTTGTTTAATATACACTGGTTGTATACGGGGCAAACGTAGAACTCGTCGTTTGTTCTTATATTTTTGTCTATCATTTGTTCCGCCCCAGTGACATAGTCTGACCCCTTCTTAAAATAGTATACTCCTACTGTTGCGTGTTCGCTTATGACTTTTTTTTCTGCGACCTCCGTAACAAGCCCGTCTTTGCATAATTTTGCATAACTCCACTTGGGATGGCAGGACGGGAATGTAAGTATACCCCCGTCAATCTTGTCCCCGATCATTGAGTACATAAACTGGTTGCTGTCCCAGTCTAGGTACTGATCTGAGTTAGCTATTAGTAGGGGTTTGTCGTTGTTAATATGCTCTTTTGCTAGTAATGTTGTGCATGCCGCCCCTTCAGTCATTCCGTCCACTTGGATTATTTTGCAGTTTGGGGCGATTAAGTTCAATGTATGTTGTAATGAGTATTTCTCATAGTGAGACTTTTGCACTATGAATGTATAATTAGCATTAATGTTCAGGCTTTCCACTACTGTTTGTATCATTGGCTTACCCTTTACGTCAATTAACGGCTTTGGGAATGAGTATCCAGCCTGCTCAAACCTACTACCAGCTCCCGCCATCGGGATGAGTACGTTCATATCTCCCCCTTCCCATTTAGTTTTTTCGTATGGCTTGCTTTCTATTTCGTTGATATAGTTCATAATTTTTTCATAAGTTAGATCGTCTGGATTTTTTATAGGACCCAGGTGGGATCCGGAGTTTAATACAGCTTCCCTTCCTTTGTTTGAATCTTCTAGTATAAGTGTGTGTCTCGAGGGGATTCCTGATTGTATCATGATCCTGTAGTACATCTCTGGGCTTGGCTTTGCTTTTAGCACGTCTTGGTTTGACATTATGTAGTCGAAATGATGTAGTATCTTCTTATGGTGCAATGCGGTTATTATACTTTCTCTAACGGAGTTTGATGCAACGGACATTCTTATTCCTTTTTGTTTTAATTTACTCAGCATGAGGTCTAGTTTTTCGTCCTTCTGATAGGTCTCCATCATCGCCAGAGTAATTCTTTGTTTCTTTTCCCATATTTCCTTATACAGATTCTTCGGGAGACCTTTGTTTTCTGTTAGTAACTCAAGTTTTCTTGTTGTGGGTAGCCCGTCGTAGATAGATAGATGCTCTTCTTTTGTTATGGAGTAACTGGGGCATACGTTGTCAATCGCTCCATTGAAGGATTCGAAATGTAGTTCCCTTGAATTAATTAAGACCCCATCTAAGTCAAATATAATCTGATTAATCATGTCTTTATTTTTTTACTCATTTTATTTCTATTGATGTGTGTCCTTTATTATACCAGGTTTTGCCATTTTTTACTAGTAAAGTGTTGATATTGTTAAATGGGTTTGATCCCGTAAGTTGCTTATACTTGCAATTCTGTATGTTTAGGCAAAGTGTAATTACCGATTCTGGAACCTTTATCATGTACTCAGGATATCCCTCTTCCCATAGTATTCTTATAGCTTCGCCGACGGTGAATAGACTGTTCATATACCTGTCCATTTGGTCTGGGTGTCCTATTGCTATTTGGTCATTTATTTGATTTGGGAGGGATGCTTTATCATAAACAAAATTAAATATTATTTCTTTTTGCATTTCTATTTCATGGTTGTATATATTATTGCTCTCAAAAAAAGGTAATCTTATATATTTATTTTTAATGCAGTCTTCTATTTCATGTCTTTTGATCTGCTCTAATACTTTTATGTCAGGTCTCATTCTAATAATTAAGTCATAGGTTGTTCTCTTTCTTAATTTGTATTCGTTATATATTGAGTTGACAGCTTTCATTCCCGCTAGCATTGGAACTAGCCCTGGGTTTGGCTTGTGGTCGAGCTTCTCTATCTGTAGTAGATCCATCGTGTCTTGGAAGTTTATTGCCTGCCATTTTTTTGGCCTATAGAACCTTACGAATTCCTCGTAGTCTTCTTCGTCCCATGTTGATAGGAATATGTCTGGCTTTAGTGGGTGGATTATATTTTGCAATATAGATTCCTCGCACTCTCTCCATTCTCCTAGCTTCCCGCTAAAGCATAATGCAATTTTCATTTTTGAACCTTTCTTCTTATGAGGGTTTTATCGATCTGTTTGGAGGAAAGGTGTGGTGCGAGTATAAGGTTATTTGAGTCTATTAGGTTTTCCATGCATTTTGTCATGTATTTTGCATTATACTCCAGGGGGAAGATTAGCGCTGGGAAAGTCAACCACCTCATCTGAAACGCAGGTAGGCAGGAGTGGGGCTTCGAGCTTTCTTTAGCCCATGTTAATGTCGGCTTGTTGAAGGTGTACCCAAAATATTTCACGCCAGAATCTATTGCGAACATACCGGCACACCCTTTCACTAGTCTTATTACTTCGGTTATGTTCTCTTGGAATATTTTCAGTCTTGAGCTTTCCTTGAATCTTGAGTCAATGAAGCCTTTTGTCGAGTCTGTGCATAGTATGAAAATGTCAAACTTAAGGGGAATGCTGTTTACTAGTTCTGTAAGATATCTGCTTGACATTCTGTGACTATTTCCCATATTGTCCGAAGCGGCATGTATTACTATGTAAGGCTTCTCGTTCTCGTGTGGGAAAATTTGAAGGTGCGGAGTAGGAAAATGGTAAAAGTATCTCTGCCATTCAAAGTCGTAATCCATCCACTCCATCCAGTCTATGTGGAGGTTGTAAAATTTATCGAAGGATAACATTCTTTTTTTGTCTGTTTCTTTTATGTTATCTAAGTGTGCCGCAAAGTTTTCCTTACCGAATTGAGTGCTTATTATGTGGTTTTCGGATTTCCTTTTTATTAGCGAACGGCTCGAGTAGTAGTCAAATAAAGATATCAATACGTCTGACTGTAGGCTGCCTCCCCCTGTGTCCGAGAACAAGTGAATCTTCGCACCGGGGTGCTTGTCGAGTATTGCTAGAATAAATCTATTAGCCAGGAGGTGGTCTCCCAACCCCCCTTCCATTCTTACTGATATATTCATTCCTGGACTAGCCCTTTGACTGAAATAGTATTCTTGTCCTTTACATAAGTAAGCAGCTGGGTTGAGGTTACCCCGTTCAGTCTCGTTCTTTTTAAGTGGCCGCACCGAATTAGTCTCTTGAAGCTAGCAGTTAACCTACTCAAGGAAATACCCCCAAGATCCCCGACCATAACCTCCCTGCGAGTAAAGATGGGTTTTCCGTGGGCAGCCTTACTGCATAGATACATATATACCATTAGATCTGACGCTATCATATTCCCCTCAAAGAGGTCTCTGTATACCACAGATGGAATTGCTATGAATTTTTGTTTCATCTTTATATAGTATCACATTACCCGTTGTTGCGTCAAGTTAATTTTCAACCGAGCTCGATTGGAAAAACAACCGACTATTAAGTTATAAATTATTTAATATTTTACCATTGATAATATATAGTCTTTAGCACTTGACTTAATTCATTGAATCTGTTATTCTTATAACCATGACAAAAATAAGAGCCATTAAAGAAACCGAAAGATTTTTCTACTTTCAGAGCGGCAACTGGGAAGGTTTTATCAGCGCAGACTCCAAGGAGTCGGCACTGGACGAACTTGTTAAAGAAATTAAAAATCAGCCCCAATTAGAGATAGGTAAAGTATTGATATGTCTTGATGCGAGCAGGGCTGCAACAGATTTAACGCTAGAAGAATCCTTATTCTTTATCCCGGTAGAAGAAGTTCTAGGGAGGTTTGATTATGATTAAGGTTATAGGGATCTCAGGAGTAGCAAGGGTAGGTAAAGATACTTTCTTTAGGGCTCTTCTCAAGGAGAGTCCGAATTATAATTTAGTGAGGGTCGCCTTCGCGGACGAACTAAAAGAGGAGTGCGACGAATTCCTGTTAAAAAACATAGGAATCTCGGCATTCACTCAAGACCCTGACGAAAAAGTTTTAATAAGGCCCTTTCTAGTTACATATGGCTCTCAGCTAAGAAGGCGTAAAGATCCGCTTTGCTGGATAAAGAGAGCAAGGAATAAGCTCGTAAAAATTGGAGAAAAGGGGGACACCACTGCCGTTTTCACTGATGTAAGATATCCTAATGAGCTTGAGTGGATACATGAGGAAATGAAAGGCACCTCAATACATCTTAGTAGGGACGGCATGAAACCAGCAAACGAAGAAGAGGCTATAAACGATCCTAAGCTAAAGGAAATGTGCGATATAAAGCTAGAGCTCCCAAACTTCCCAGAGGAAACGTTCGAGGAGCAGTGCTCAGACTACGTCTCTAAATTATACGAAACAAACCTCGTACAAATACAATGAATTTATTAAAAACAGAAGACGTTAGGCTTGTTTCAAGAGTAAAAAGACTGAGGTGTGGGAGGTCGCTAGAAGAATTAATTTCAAGACATACCCCTTTATACTGCTCAATTATCAGGAGAATGTGCAAAAAATACAATAACTGGCACAATGTAGATGAACTAGTATCAGAGAAAGAGTATGTAATCTACCAATCATCAATTAAGTTCGACAAAACAAAAAATATAAAATTCTCAACATTCGTAGGAAACCAGGCAAAGTGGGCCTACTTAAACAAGTGTAATAAAATACAAAAAACGATAAGGAAGGAAACGACATTCATTGAAAACATGAACCCCGACCAAAACCTCCCTTGTGCGACAATAGAAGCTCAGGAGGCTATGGATGTTTCATTGAGCATGTTAGAGAGGTATCCGGATAAGAGAATACCCTTACTGTTTAAACTCAGATACAGCGTTGGGAAAAATAACAAGGAGATGCCGTGGCACTTAGTGGGAAAAAAAATGAGGCTCAGCGCCCAAGGATGCATTAACCTACATAACTCAGGTATAAAATTTCTACAAAACCAATTCAAAAAGGAAGGATTATTATGTTAAATAGATTCACAGGAACGGGGAACCTAACTCAATCACCCCAACTAATAGATGTAAAAGGAGGATATAAGGTCTGTAAATTCAGTATCGCAATAAACAACCCGATAAAGAAAACGGTCCTGTTCCTAGACATAGAGGCGTGGAACAAGACGGGCGAAAACTGCAATACCTACCTAGAGAAAGGTTCATCTATAGCAATAGACGGAAGGCTAGATACCAAACAATGGGTATCAAAAGCAGGAGAGAACAGAACGAAAGTCTTCTGTGTAGCGGACAACGTCCACTTCATGAAGAATAAGGAAAAGCAAGACGATCAGCAAACAGCAAAAAGTATCATTCAAGCAACGAAGAAAGAGGATCAAAGGGAAGAAGAAGAGGAGGAGGATGATGTGCCGTTCTGATTGACAGTATCAATATTAAATGCCCAATAAACAATCTCTCCTTTGGGAACGTCTCGTACAATATATTAAGGGAGCTGTTTAAGGCTGGTACGAGAGTTAATCTTTTTCCCGTGGGCCAAAAGGTAGACTTTTCCTCGTTCGATAAAGCTTCGCCTGAGTTCAGTGACTTTATAAAAGAGTCTGTTGAAAATAGGAATATCAACGTTAGAAGAAACTATCCCTACCTCAACATATGGCATATAAACGGCTCAGAGCAAAAAATATCAGACTATAATATTTTGTATACCTTTCACGAAACGGGAGAAGTTACTGCCGCGGAGAAATCATTATGTTCGCTCTATGACGAGGTGGTATTCGGCAGTTCATACGCAAGGGACGCGTTCAAGTCAAGCGGGGTGAATAATTGCTACTTTTCTCCTCTAGGGCTAGATGAGGATATCTTCCCCACAAACAAGAAATACTTAGAAGGAAAGATTCACTTCGGACTAATGGGCAAATGGGAGAAAAGAAAAAATACCGCAAAAATAATCAACCTATGGTTAGGTAAATTCGGAAACAATAGTAGATACCAGCTAACGTGTTGCACAGATAATCCCTTCCTAGACAAAGAGGAAATGGAACACCACAAAAAAGCAGCAACAAAGGGTCTAAAATATAATAATATAAACTTCCTTAAATTTATGCCAAAAAACTCACAAGTAAACGACTATTTAAACTCTATAGATATCGACCTCGGAGGCTTGAGCGGCGCAGAAGGCTGGAATTTACCAAGTTTCAATTCCACGGCTCTTGGGTGCTGGCCAATAGTATTAGATGCAACTAGCCACAAAGACTGGGCGAACAAGGAGAACTCAATCCTAGTAGAACCATCGTCAAAGTCAAGCATCATAGACGACAGATTCTTTTTTAGGCATTCCGAATTCAACCAAGGACAGATGTACAACTTCTCAGACGAAGGCTTCTATAACGCGGTAGACATAGCCGTAGCGAAAGTAACCTCTAAGCAAAAGAACGAAGAAGGAAAGAAGATTAAAGAAAACTTTACATATAGAAATACTTTAGAAAACATATTGAAGCGTGTATTATAATACATGCCAATATACACTTTTGAGAACCCCGAGACAGGGGAAACGGACGACCTGTACTTCGGAATAAATGACGATAAGGTTTTCGTAGATGATGGCGGCGTGACCTGGAGAAGGGTATTTATCGCGCCAAACATTAGCGTAAATTCAGGCGGGGACCCATTTTCGAAAAAAGACTTCATAGAGAAGACTTCCGACAAGGGGACGTACGGAGACCTAATGGACAGGAGCAGGGATATGAGCGAAAAAAGAAAAGACAAGCTAGGGTATGACCCAATGCGTCAAAAATATTTCAAAGAGTATTCAAGTAAAAGAGGCGGGTCGAAGCACCACTTAGATAGATAATTCAATTTACCAATTCCTAGTGTAATAGGGTATATGGCTGATTATCAGAATAACCCTATTTACGACTCGGACATCAGGAAGATACAGGGACCTGCTCCCACCGTAATATTCCAATATGAATGGGACGACGCACTCGCTAGGTGGGTTCCGGCGCAAGCTCCCAAGATAGACATTGAGATTGGCGAGATAGAGATAAACCTATCCTCAACCAACGCAATACTTTCAGGAATATCAGGGGTATTAGAAGCACAGGGACACACAAACGACGGAGAAACACACAGATTACTTTCTGGAATTTCGGGAGTACTAGGGGAGCAGTCAGGGACAAGCGACGAAGAAACGCATAGAATACTTTCGGGATTTTCAGGAACAAACGAAATAAAGCTTCAGGAAGTAAAGAGTGCTATAGAGAACATAGATATAGATCTCGAAATAGGAGAGATAAATATAACAGGAGCGGACCTTAGCGATGAAGAAACACACAGATTACTATCAGGAATATCAGGCCAAGACGAATGCAACTACCTAGAAAGCCAAAGATTACTAAGGTCAGTCAAGGATAGCGCAGAAAACCTATCCCTTTCAGTAGAAGAGCTAAAGAAGGACTTTAGAGAGCTAACCTTTCACAAAAAAACGTTTTACCAAGATGCTATACTAGGAGAACTAACCCCAACCGAACCGGAAAGTCAAGAAGACCCTCTTTTTCGAAAGATACACAACATGACAGAGAGGGAAGATCCACTGGATTACCCAATCATCCAAGAAGGATTCCAAGGGGAGAACGAACCGAGGATAGAAGATAACGACTCAACAATGCCCTTCTCTATCAGAATGGAGGATTATAAAGGAGGATTAAAGGGCTGGCACAGCTTCTTTCCGCTAAAAAAGAAACTAGGAAATGGGGACAGGGTACAGCTATACAACGAAGACAACCACCCAATAGAAATGGCGTTTCAAGGAGGAGACGTCTCGCACTGGTTATATCAAGGGTATCAGATTGAATTATCAAAACAAGAAGCCTATCAGCTATTCATAAGAAACAAGTACGCCATAGAAAGTTTTGACATTCTCTACTCAGTAGAAAGAATGTATGTGCCAGAAGAAGCTTCTGATAGGAATGATTTTAGCGAATTTACAGGAAGAGAGTCCAAACCAGAGCAAACAAGAACAAGAATAGGATTAGGAAGCGTTCTTATGGACAACTCTCACCTTTACGTAAAATACATGGACAAATGGAAAAGGATAGCAATTGCCTCATGGGAAATTAGTCACGTAAAAACCCAGCCACTGTATACAATAGACTATTTTGACGCGCATACAGACGCCAGCTTCCTATACCTAAACACAAACGACGGAGAAAGAAGGGTCGCCATAGCAGACTGGCAAACCTGGGAGAAGGCTCCTCTAGAATGCCACAATAGAATATGGGCAGATAATTACTTCCTATATACCAAAGTCTCAGGCAGCTCAAGCGAGGTATGCTCCGAGACAAAAGGTGAAAACGAATGGCGTAGATACGCAATATCAACCTATCAGAAAAAATGAAAATAACAAAATTCAGAGACGTGCTCGATGGAGAAGAAAGGTTAAACCACAAACAGGTAATAGACAACCTAGTAGAAATTTCAAAAAGCACCCGGGATACCTCAGACAATGTCATAGAAAACCTTACAGAAGTTAAATCCAATCAATTAGAAACGAAAGACGAAATAAGGAGCGGACTAGAGTCTGTCTGCGAAAATGTCGAAAAGGCAAGGCAAGATATAACTCAAGCCGTAAGCGGAGTACAGCCCCGCACGGAAAAAACAAAAATATATAACCAAAAAATAGAAGAAGATATTATAATACTCGAAAGCTCGGACATTAACTTCGATATTCCAGACGATACTTGCGACGATATATTCAAGCCAACACAAAAACTTCCCGAAATAAATCAGTTTTTTATACTCGAAGAGTCTACACCCGAAATCAGATGCCAACAAAGAAAATTCAACTTTGACACAGATCAAGAACACGCCCTAAGACTCGATCAATACTCAGGAGATCACCTCGGATACTTCCACGCCTATGGACACTCAGAAAACAATAGCAGCGACCTATCAATCATAAACGACACACTATTTAAAATAAAGTTAAGAACAGACGAAAAGAAAGACTTTATAACAATAGACGACGGATTTACTCTATCACTAAACGATGTCGAAAGAGAGGACGAGGTCTCATTAAAAAGAGATCACACAATATCAGGTTATACAATAACATACATGGTTGAAGGAAAGGCCAACGCGTGAACCTATCAAGACATAAAAGTCTAATACGAGAAATATCCCCAGGAGTAATTCAAATCGGAAACAGCCCATTTGCCCCAGTACTAACCCTAAGCGAACTTTCAGGTGGAGTAGAGGCCTCCAGCGCATACCTTGCGAATGTTTCAGGAGCTCACCTTCAATACGAAAATGCCACATTCGAAAACAGGCCAACGGTTAGCGGCATAGATGTCCTACTAGAAGGAGATATCACGGGGGGAGGAGGAGTCGACCTAACGGAAACCATAAACAATACAGGAGAACTATTAGAAAATTCAATAACTGAAGTTAGTGGGATACTACAGGCGTTAATCGAGCAAGAAGCTCAAGACGGGGAAGATGCAGATATTATATTAAATAATACAATAGAACAAATAAGCGGGTTATTAATAACAGAAATAAACCAACTACAAACAGACTTAACCTCTATTAGCGGGGATATAACAAATATTAATGGAGTGACCTATGAGCAAGCAGAAAGCCTAGCCAAAAAATGGTCGATTATATTCGGGTAGACCAAGTTGTCGGAGAATTCAGGAATTTTAGATTCATGATCCCAGCGGGGTACCAAGTCCGACTATAGAACCCGAGCCCGAATCAACATAACCCCTACCTAAAACATGAACCTTTGATCCAGCCACCGAAATAGGAGCGCTGGAATAAAGATCAAAGCCCGTGCTTGATATGTTTTCCGTGGAGAAAACATATACAAGATCTTCATTCGCAGCAGGCTCAAATTGAACAAACACAGAGAAGGAGTCTCCCTGTAAAGTCTCCCCGTAAGAAATACTCGAGCCAGAATACCCAACAGGCAGCTCGAAAGATGATATAAATTCAGAAGTCGCTTCGGCAACAGAAGTTTTGTCCATTATTTGTTGCCACGCAAGATTACCCTCGCTATTTATCTGAGACAGATAAAACTGACCCTGAGCATCAGAAGTCATAGCTCCCTCAAACGGAGGGGTCGAGTTACTCAAGAAGGATGGATCGACCTTCTGAACCTTCAGCGGCAAGGCGGCTAAAATATTACCTAATTGAGCTTGCACGTTAGCTAAACTCATACTACAAGGACTCCTCTATAGTTACGGTAACATCTAGTATATTACCTGCGTTAGTTATAACCTGATTGTCTATAATCAGCTCGCTGTCATTAATTATCCCAAACCCAGCCTCAAGATTAGAGGTGCCGTCCTGCTTTGGTAATGTTATCCCAGCATCATATGGGAGAGAGAAGGTATTACCTCCGTCGGGTGTCGCCGTAGCAAAAAGATTAGACGTGTTAAATACATCTACGCCCAAATCTACAGCTAAATAATCCGGAGCTAAAACAGTAATAGTCCTTTGATCAAAACCCCTAATAGTCCCAGCATCGTCCTTTTGAAAGGTTTCTCCAATTAGTTTCTCGCCCTCAAAATTAATAGTAAAAGTACCGCGAGGGGTATCGTCAGAAATAAGTATTTGAAAAGAAAATGAAGTGTTGCTGTTTTTAGAAACCGCACCAACCGTAATGCTTGAATCCGAAACAGAAAGTATTGACAAGGAAGCCAAAGGCTCTCCAACAGAAACGGTTATATTAGTATATTGCGCTCCAGCAGAAGAAGACCTAAAGGTCGAGGGGGAAAAGTTTACAGAAGGAACAGTTCCTTCGGATTGAATCTGTATGGCAGACGAAGAGGAGGACGCAGACCTTCCATTGGATTGCTTAAAGACAGAAACCGTCACAGTACCACTAGTGTAATTGCTTGCGTTTTCTCCGGAAACAACGAACGGCGAGCTGTTTATATCAGAAGGTATAGTAACAAATTTTAAAACAGCACTCTTAGAATAGTTATGATTATCGAAATCAGAAGCAGTAACATTAACATTAACGCTCTGTCCTGTATTATTTATTACATTAGTAGAATTAGGATAGCTAAAATTAAGAGAAGCAGAAGGAGATGAATTATTTGTTATAATATTATTATCTGCAGTATAAGACTGAGATTGATTGCCAGTTATATCCTCTACCGTTACATTAAAATTCTTAACCTGAACACTGTTTAACGCTCCGCCCACAGTAACATTAAACTCATAATCGTAAGTGCCGTCACCATTGCTATTAAAACTTGGGTTATTTACAGTTTTCGACTGAAGAGCTCCGCCAGAAACTGTAATCTTACCAATTTCTTTCGAAGACTTAACGTAAACCCTTGCTGCGTCACCATTCTTAGCTTCAGTCTGATTATAGCTCTGATTTCCGTCGTGAGCATTAAAGGAAGAAGTTTCGTAAAAAGTTCCAGTGTCTGTTTTATCAATAAATTTTGCCTCAATAACCTGTGGAAGAGTATCCTTTTCGAGAGAAAGATAGGTCTGTCTGCCTCCGTTCTTGAATAAGTAAGTTATTGGGGAAGAGCAGTCCAGCCTAAGCGTGGTATTAAAGGAATAATTATTGCTATCCGAGACGAGAGAGGAATAAGGAACATTTTGATATTGTGGGTCTTCGCCGCTCGTAGCATAGCTTATTGAGGGCTTGAAAGTCTGAGCATCTCCTCTTTCAATTAAAAGCGTTATATCGACTTCGTCGCTCGCAGTCCTGACTCGTCTTACCACCGCTCCACTAAACTCCGACTCCAAAATCTCCTCAACACCACCAACAGCGGTAACATCTGTTACAAAAATGGGTCCAGTATCTACACCCCCAGAGGACTCGCCAGAAGAGCCTCCCGCATCAGATCCAACAATTTCCCCGACGACAATTTGGTCGAAATAGCCGATACTCCCCCGAAAGGCGTACCCACTGATGTCGCCAGTTTCAGAAGTAAAGTCTATAATTTCAGTAACCCTAGTCGAGCCAGAGACGGTTAAATCGCCGCGGATTATAATATCATTAATAAAATCTTTTTCCCCAAAAACCTCCTCGTCGCCATGAAGGCCTACGAAGTCCCCCGTGGCAAGCACGGATTCTTTAGATTTCTGGATAAATTGCGCCATTAGATATTAGTAAATGTTGCCGTTGCGCTAATTCTCCCCCCAACCTGAGAGCTCGCCCCAAGGCTTTCACCCTCGGCAAGTATAAACTTTTCACTACCAAAATAAAACGTCTCCTTATTAGGTATAGGTAGAGATGAAATAACCTTTGTTTTATCACTAGGAGCGTTCCCAGTACCGTTAACGAAAACATCAATCACATCATCCTCGTCAGTGGGGTTGCAAAAATAGATTCCTAAATTAGCATAACCCTCACCCGTAGGAGCAGAGACTATCTCGGTATAATTAGATTGAACAATTACATTTTTAATCATCTTGCTGTCCCCGCTTGCTGTGGTAATATAACGCAGAAGGATAAGTGGAAAGCTCCTTCTGTTCACTAATAGACAATACCTCAGGCAAACATCCTAAGGCGGCTATCTTTTCGTTATCTGAAATGCAAGCTTCAGCTACAGACTCCCAAGAATCAATATCAGTAGAACAGATAATAGACTCACACAAGTCCTCCGCAGTTTCAGCTTGTAACTTTGTCAGCTTTTTCTTTTTAAACTTAGAGCGAAGTTTGGTTTTTATTAGAGAGCTTAAGCTTTCGGCCTTATAGACGATATTTTGAACGTCCTTTCTGGAAACCTGCTCGCTAGCATTATCCTGGGGGATATTTTTAGTACCTGAAGGTCTTCCCGTTTCCTTACCCGAAGGCCCAGGAGAACCTTCGTTAGAAGAGTCCGGAGACTCAATAACAGGAACTCCACCCACCAAGGGGTTATACATTCCATCCTCCCTTTCCCCTGAGTACGTTTTTTGCGCACTATTAAGGTCTGAGGAATGAGGGTATATACCCGTCTTGATCGCGTCGATGCCTTGTTCCGGAGTAAGGATGCCAAGTTCCAATAGTCTTGTCACGACTCTTTGAAGCTGAACCTCATCCTTGATATCAACCTCCTCAAACCTAGCCTTAGGAAAATCCCTAAAGCCAAGGTTTTGAGACATTAGTTTAATCTGAGGTTGAAGGAAATCGTTCAAAAATGCATTCCGAGCCTCCTTTAACCTCTCTAAAAATATCTGCGCTTTGACCTGAGTATTACTATATCTCTCGTCCCCAACGATGATATTCTGCAGGCCCTCTTTAATATCCTGATTAACAATATCATATTTATCGGGACCGACGACCTTCCTTAAATCAGGAATAACAAAGTCAGCCTTAGTAGTATAGTCACTAACCAGAACCCTACCAACGCTTTCGTTAGTAAACAAACCCTGCATAGCCTCAAGGTTACGGGGATTTATTCCCCCTTTGTCAGGTTCAGCACCCATGGTAATTAATAATATAACATTTTCGATTGTCCTGCAGATTGCCTGATCAATCTTCTTAAGTTCAATCTTGTAATTAATATCATCCAAAACAGGGAAACCGAACGGAGTTGCGAACGGTTCGTAGTCTTGCTTTTTATAAAACGAATAAACGAGCTTTGTTGGATCCAAAGGAACTTCGGCGCCCTCCTTTTGAAAATTCTTGCTCTTTATTTTTTCCTTCAGCTCAGGGTCTAGTGAGTCGTAAACCTGCTGATCGTATTCAGTCTTGGGGTCAAGGAGTCTTTCCAAGTCGTACTCAGACAAAACCTTAAAGTACTGACCCTCGCTAAAGGAGGTTGCCCGTTTAGCGATAATATCATATGGGTTTAAAAAGATATACTTTAATGGGATCTGCCCAGGCTTAATACCTGAACCGTATATCTTAGACATGTTATTGAAGTCTTCCTTACTGAAAGAACCATCAACCCTATACATGAAAACGTTACCAGATCTATAATATTCTCTAAAATATTGATCCTTAATTTTCCATATTGATACCCTCTCCATCCACTTATATACAAAGTCCCTAGCCTTAGAGCTTCCACCTTCTAACTTAATATCGGAATTAGCAAACTCCGACATTATGTCTATAGCGTTTCTAAAGATAGGAATGTTTGCATATGCCTTTTGACACAATTCAACAGCACTCCTTATATCTACGCCGTTTTCTCCGACCTGATAAGGTAGCAGACCAGCCTCAATATTAGAGTACTGATTTTTCTTCGCTGACTTATGAACCTTATTAGATCTCCTAGAAGATGAGCTTAAGTTGGAACTATGGCTGGCTTGAGAAACAAAAGCAGAAGGGGCGGACCCCTCGCTGTAATAACTCTCGCCAGCAAATATAGGCGGAATGGCGGTTTCGCTGTTTACTGCCTCAGTTTTTTCAAACTGATTCCAGTACGCCGATTTCTTATTATATTTCCTCTTACTCACAGTTTTTTTTTACACTTTATAATAAACAAAAGTCCAATAAAAGTCCAAAGTTAACTTTCAGACTTTACAAAGAACAATAAAACTATACTAAAGTTATTTACAGTAGTGTAATCAACCTTATGAATGCGAGTATATTTATACAACCAAACGATAAAGCAAAATGAAGATAGGAATAACAAGTAGATTTAACTACGGTTTTTTTGCAAACGGGCTCAATCAAAACGTAGTTTTGCTATATGAGATACTAGAATCCATAGGGGCTGAAGTGTTTTTTTTAGACTTTACAGATGAAAAACTCGGGCAGAAATTTGAGAGTCACAAATTTATAGACAACAAAAAAATAATAAACTGGTGGGACTTCGCAAAACAAGAAGATAAGTATGTAGATATACTGCTTTGCCCAGGAGTATCCCCAAACAAAGACATTAAGAACGTAATTAAGAAAGCCAACCAAAATTCAAAGATTTGCTCCGTACATTATGGAAACAATCTAATTTCAGACATTCATTCTTTATACTTCTCTAGCGAGCCAAAACTATATTCCTTTGAAACAGAACAATATTCAGACTTAGTACTCTACTCTCCGCATTATTCGTTTGCAAAAGACTACATGGCACTAAGCAAAGGTTGCGAAGCGATGGAAATCCCATACATATGGGACCCAAAGTTTATCCAAGAAGAAGCATCCTACCTAGGAGTAAACCCCGAATACAAACCAGTGGTTAGACCAAACATCGCAGTAGTAGAACCTTGCCTAAACATTTCGAAGACAAATTTCATTCCACTTCTTATAATACTACACCTACTAAAAGAATCTCCCCACGTTTTTGATGAAGCATATATATTCTCAAACAAATTTAGAGAAAAAGGACTACAACCATGCTCCCACCTAAAAGAAAAAACAATATTGAATAAACACCCAAGCAGAGTTTACTTTGATCCCAGGCAAAAATTAGCCCACATACTAGCAAAAGACAATCCCATTATACTTTCGCATCAATTCTATAACGAACTTAATTACGTATACCTTGAAGCATTACATTACAACTTCCCATTGGTCCACAACTCTCCTTCATTTAAAGAGGCAGGATTTTACTATCACGAATTTAATATCAGCGAGGGCGCAAACTGTGTAATCACTGCAACCAAAAGCCATAACGACACCCTTGAAAAACAAAAAGAATCAGGACAAAAAATAATTGAGAGATATAGTATGGCAAGTAATCGAAAAAAAATGCAACAATTGATAGAAAAAATTCATAATGCTTAATATAGGTATAACTTGCCAACTGGGTAGGTCGATATGGTCGGGAGGAATAAAGCAATCAGCCATCAACCTATACGACTGCCTTGAAAAATGCGGGTTTAACCCGATATATCTAAACAACGGCAAAAAAATCAGCGACTTTAAAAAAGATCACAAAGCTTTCGACATTGCACAAGTGTTATACGACAAATTTCCGGCGCTAGACCTAATAATTATGCACGGATTTTCTATCCCCAATGAAGAGATAGAGCTCATTCAAAAAAAACACAAAAACTGTAAAATTATACTATATCACCACGGTAACAGAATCGCAATTGACCAAAGCAACCTACTGACAGGAGCAAACTTTCAGCCAAGGATGAAAAACTTAGACGAAGTATGGGTGCCAGAACACCACGACTATTCATTGCAATACATAAAAGCATACCACGGTACAGACGCAGTAGTCAAATCGGTACCGTACCTATGGTCCCCATTTTTCCTGGACGGGGTAAAACATAAGAAGAATTTATTTTTTGACCCAGAGCAAAAACCAAGGGTTGTAATTCTAGAGCCAAACATCAACGCTTCAAAAACCTGTCTGATCCCGTTGATTATATGCGAGACGTTCAACAGGGCCTTTGGAAAGTCTTGCGAAAGCTTTAGCTTCTTCAATACGGAAATGATTAAAATTAATAAGGGGGCAAAAAATCTAATAGAGCAATTCAGCGCCTCGGAGCAGCAAAAAATATTTCTAAATAAAAACTGGAAAACCATAGATGTATTCGAAAGACTAGGTCAATATGTTTTATCACATCAATCAGAGAACGAAATGAACTATCTTTATCTAGAAGCCCTTTACCTAGGGTTTCCGTTGATTCACAATTCTCAGATCCTAAAGGGGTATGGCTATTTTTACAACAAATACGATATCATGACCGCCTCAAACCAAATATACAACGCCATACTAAACCATAAAACAAACCTCGAGGATTATCAAGAACAAAACAAAAGGCTGTTGGCTAAATTTTCACCGAGCAACGAATCAAACATTAACTTTTTTAAAAAAAATATTTCCCATCTACTGTTAAACTGAGTAACTTTAAGTATGGCACGCAAACTTGCGACAAACGAGTTTGAGTTAAATGGATTTACGGTCAAAAAGACCACTGACATCGATGCAATCGATGTTAATTCCATAACTCTTGCTGATTCAGAAGACGTAGCTAGCATTGACTTGAGAATAGAAACTCAAGAAGATGAACGCTCTGAAGACGTAGATAGCCTTGATACCCGCGTTGGAGATCAAGAAACTGAACGCTCTGGAGATATAGTTAGCCTCGATACCCGCGTTGGAGATCAAGAAACTGAACGCTCTGGAGATGTAGATAGCCTTGATACCCGCGTTGGAGATCAAGTAACTGAACGCACTGCAGACGTAAATAGCCTTGATACCCGCGTTGGAGATCAAGAAACTGAACGCTCTGGAGATGTAGATAGCCTTGACACCCGCGTTGGAGATCAAGAAACTGAACGCACTGCAGACGTAAATAGCCTCGACACCCGTGTCGGAGATCAAGAAACTGAACGCTCTGAAGACGTAGATAGCCTCGATACCCGTGTTGGAGATCAAGAAACTGAACGCACTGCAGACGTAAATAGCCTTGATACCCGCGTTGGAGATCAAGAAACTGAACGCTCTGGAGATGTAGATAGCCTTGACACCCGCGTTGGAGATCAAGTAACTGAACGCACTGTAGACGTAAATAGCCTTGAT